GAATGGTCAGGTGTTCTCATTGGATCTGAGGAGATGCCTATCGTTCACTGAGGCTCTGGCACAGCTTCTGAGGAAGGAAGACTTTAGTGATGTGCAGGAAGGGATACATCATCAGAGTCTGATGTCGTTCATGTCAGCGATGCTGAGCAAGTACAAGCATTACGTTATCTGGCGTATGTGCTACACGACCGAGGATACTTCTGAGACGATGATGTTTGGTTGTCTGCTCAGAGATATTGGAATGGATGATGGTCCTCAGTTGAGTGTAGGACTACCGTATCCTATTGTAGGATCGGTACTGGAACTGCTGGTCGAGACTGGAGTCCTCGACTACTCAGGCGATATGGTTAGCTGATGTATAGACGTAAAGAAACCCAGTCTACTGAAAAGTAGCTGGGTCTTTTTGTTGGTAGAGTTATCGTTTGTGGTATTCAGCCCACAACCACTTGATGATTGGAATTGCGAAGTTCTTAAAAAAGAACCATGCCCAGAAGCCATAGCCCATCTCGTAGCGGATAGCCAGTTCCATCTCACGAGCATCGACTGGTGCGTCAGGTAGTTCTGCGATACGAAAGAATGCCTGACTTATGGAGATGGCTTGTTGAGCACGTTTATCGTCTCGGATCTTCCAATGTTTGTACGTCTGGTATTGACCTTTATTGTAGACGTTTGTGGTTTCTGTATGGGCTAGACCAAAGTGCTCCAGCATATCACGTTCGAGGTCACATTGTTCTGATACAGACATGGGGGTGAATCGCATGGTAGCCTTTACTTAAAGTTGATGGTTAAATCCGGAATTCCGATCTCAGGGGTAACCACTGTAACTGATCTGTAATCGGCTGTGAAGCGTACTTCTGAAATAGATGCTGATGCTGTCACACCGAACTTACGGACTGATGCCTGAATGGGTGGGTCGATCTTGATGGATGTGGTTTCCAACTTGATTGTCTGGTTACCCGGCCAGATGAGCAGCAGACCCAATGCTTCAGACTTGTACTGCTTGTCCTTCATGAGTTTCTGAAGGATAGATGGTACAGAGTCTGGTACGTTGACATCGTATTCAAACCATCCACCGTACAGAGGCTGGTCTGGTGTGATGAATGGTTTGGACTTGCTGGCTTCAGCAGCAGCCTGTTGTTCGAGGTATGCTGCCAGTACTGAGACGACTGTGGCTGGTGTAGCGTTTACGCCTTCAGTCGTAGCTATGACTTGTGATGGTGCAGCCAGTTGGATGGTGAATTCCTGTGGGATGAATTTGATGTTCTGCCCATACTGACTGTTGGCTACCGTGTAGTCGATGACATGTTCAGGTTTACCACCAGATGCAAGGAAGTGGGCCTTACCTCGTGGACAAGCTGGACAGTTGGGACCAACAGCCAGGTAGCGTTCAGGTGCTGGTGCTGCTGAGGCTAACAGGCTGAAGGTAACGCTTGGTTTGTCAGGCTCTGGTGCTGGAGGGGTCTCAGGCTGCTCAGGAGGCTCGACAACTGTTTCTGGGACAGGAATACTCTTCAGTCGGTCTCTGGCCTGCTGGAGGGCATCCTGTGCGATCAGGGATGGTGTCAGTAGTAAGAAAAGGAATAGGGTTCTCATGTTATTAGGCTTTCTGTGTGACTTTAGTTCGTATCTGACGTACAGGATGTGTGACTGCTTTCTCTGCTGACCAGCCTGCCTCTATCCTTTTGAGGGCAGTACTGTGGCTTACGATATTCAGTTCTTTACACCATACTGTCAAAGGTTTGGTTTGTCCGTCAATAGTGGCGTAGATCGTATTGCGTTTGTTGTTTGCCTGATCGGTTGCGGTAGCCCATCTGCAGTTCTCTGGACAATAGCTACCGTCATTGTCTATGCGGTCCAAGGATGTGCCGTTTGGTCGAGTCCCCATATCTGTTAGAAAGTTTTCGAATAGTACCCAATCGTCGCAAACAGTTATCCCACGGTTCACGTAACTATCGGCGTCTTTTCCTTTGTCGTCAGTACATCGTGTCCACATGCTTTTCCACGACAACCATGTTGGTGTGCGGCTCATACCGTGTCGAGTATTAACAGGTACACACCCACATGAGTCAGATTTACTTTTGTCGTTACGGACAAAGTACTTAGCTCCGCAGCCGCATTGGTACTCTGCGTACCTGCGTTTACCTCTCATTTCTGTCACACCAGTTTTTACGCTCATGCAACACCTAGTGGATTATCAGGAATGAATACTAACTCAGATTGCCAATCAACTTTTCTTGGTTCTGGAGTCTTGAGGTCTGAGCAGCCGATGGTGACAGTCCACTTGTCTTGTGCCTGACTGTCGACGAACTGCTTGGTGTGGTAGGCAAAGCCGTTGTCGCCATAGGTCTTGTAATGACTGTTGGCTTCTACGAGATGGACGACACCGTCGATGGTAATCCAGTCGCACAAGCAGCGTGCGTGTCCACCTCCACCAGATACAAACTTGCGAGCGATACCTTTAGAGTCTAATTTCCAATTCCCCCATGCACCTCCGACGACTACTGCTCCTTGTCCTGTCTGCAGGAAGCGTAGGATCTGGTCGAAGCCTCGTAGTTCGATCGAGTAGCCAATCGTCCAGTTGGCAGCGATGTCATAACAGTCTCTGGGAAAAGCAAAGTTGTAGTCGACTTTGTACGGGTACTCAGCCTTACCGTCGTTGTCGATGTCTTCTGGCAGACAACCTACCTTCTTGCCTGCTGATACTACACCGTCGATGGTGGCCCCATTGTCTCCTCGGATACCAGAGACTTCCTGACCACGGCGATAAGACCACAGTGGGTTGAACTGTCGCCATGCGTGAGTCTGGTTGTAATGGCAGACTTCAGCAGTGTTGGTGAGACCAAAGCCAGCACATGAGTTCATCTGTGCCTGATCGTCTCGTCGCATCAAGTCTTTGATTCCTCGTGTGTCAGGAATGTCTCCCGAACAGTTGAGGGACATGATATCAAACTTGATACACTGAGCAGAGAGGGCTGCTCGGTCTTCACGTCGTGGATCGTAACCAGTAAAATGCCATGTCATGTGAATTCCTCAACTTCCTGTTCAGATACCCACGAAGTAGTTTTGTCTTCTTCGTGTAGTCTTAGTGTGAATGGTTTACCTGACTGCATCGCCTTGACCAGTTGTGTGAAGAATATCTGGTCTGATGCACGTTGCATGTGGATGCCTAACCAAGTTACACGCTTGGTTTCTGGTGAACGAGTAGCACTGATCTGCATCAAAGACTCCTGTTCTTCAGGTCAGATGCGAACTTGGTTGGGTCACCACCATCAGCAGCTTTAGCAGCAAGATCATTGATTGGCTGGTAGGCTGCTTTGTACACGGCTACCTGACGATCGTTGATGTACTTGAGTGCGTCTGCTGGTGTTTTGAACGTGTCGCGTTTGGTAGCGAACTGTTGCCACTCTTCAGCCAGTAGTTCACGATAGGCATCGTTGGCTGTGTCCAGCTTATCTTTCTGGACGACAGGAATAGGTGGCACTGGTGTTGGAGTGACTGATGGTGGTCCGGGTGTGAACAGCATGAAGGCTACAGCAGCCAGCACCAGATTGTTGCTGTTGAAGATCGTACTGTAGTTGAAGCTAACATGCTTACTGTGTAACCAGCCGATAGCTGACTTGATGTAAGGTGCTGCTTTGGGTAGTTGAGTGAGAGCAATGACTGCTCCGAGGATGTAAAGTTTTGTCTGGGTATCTAATTGGATCATTTGGTTCCCTTTGACTTGATGGACCAGAAGACTGTAAGTGCTGCCACGATACCAGCAACGATAGTGGTTGCTGTTGACTCATCCGTGTAACCTTTGCTAACAGCGATGCCAGCAGCAATGGTGAGGATGTGTCTGAGGATGCCTGAATACTGATCTTGGTTCATAGTAACTTCCTTCCTTCTCTGTTTGGTGTTGTTAACGCTTTTTCGACAGACCAACCTAGTTTCAATCTTTGTGAGAGAGTCGACTGCCCAATTCCGCTGCGGATACTCCATTCTTCGAGGCAATGTGTTTCGCCTCTAAATGTTAAGTTCAGTGTACTTCTTCTGTTTCTACCTTGGTCTATGGCAGTAGCCCATCTGCAGTTCTCTGGGCAGTAGTTACCGTTGTTATCAATTCTCTCAAGAGTGGTGCCTTCTGGTCTTGGTCCCATGTCAGCATAAAATGTTTTGAATGAGAGTAGCCATTCTTCGCATATGGTTATACCTCTTTCCCCGTAGTGTACATATTCAGGACAATTTTCGTTCAGGCATCGAGTCTTCATCGCAGTCCAAGATTCGTATTCTGGACTATTAGTCATTCTGTGATAACGGCATTTACACGACTTTACGCGACCGTTAGCAATGTCGCAAATAGTACTGATAAAGTTGTTATTGCAGTATTGGCACTTGAATACTGCGTGGTACCTGCTGCGTTGATCGCGAAAAGCTTCGCCTTGTTGAATGGGTGTCATCTTATGCGTCTTCTTTCTCGTTCATTATCAGTCTTCTTTCTGTGGCACAGAATACAGAGTGTCTGTAAGTTACTGTCCTCATCACTTCCACCTGCTTCAATAGGTACACGGTGGTCTGCATTAAGAAATGTTTCAGGATATGACTCACCACATACCTGACAAGTGAAACCATCGCGTTCAAGTATTCGCATTCGGTCTTTTGTTCTTCCCCGTCGCTTGTGAACTGCGACCTTTTCCACTAGGGGTTGGTCTCTTCGGTTTGGGTTCTTGATCTTGACTGTCGGATAGACCGGCTTCGACATGTTGTTCTACCAATCTGAAGGCATCCTGAATCCAGCGAGCACACTTGAGGGTTGGTACTGTGCGACCACGAACAGGGCGATGATCTGTATCGTTGGGGATGAGAATGCCCAATGAGATCAGATCGTCGATACGTCGGGTAATAGTTTCTAGTGGAATAGAGGTTAGTACAGCGATGGATTGTCGTGTCAGACCGCTCTCAGCCAGTGCTACAGTTCGTATGATATTATGCTGCCGACTGAAGGCTGTGTCCAGTGCAACCTTGGTCAGCAGTACACGAATCCGTTGAGTAATCTCGGTAGTACCAAGTACGTAGCACAGGCATAAGGCTAGACGACTAAGCTGTTTTACAACACGGGTAGAAGCTTCTGGTCGAGCATCGTAGAGCAGTTCACTGGAGCCGAACTCCTTGCTGCGAGGTGCCTGAGCACGGCTACAGGCGATCATGTCAGCGAGGGATTGGATCAGGGCTACGTCATGGTCAGTGTAACCCGGACGCAGGATGTCGTTGTTTCTGAGAGTGGAATGAAGATGGGACAGGAAGCCTGCTGTGAATGCTCGCTGTTTAGGGAAGGATCGACTGTCGCCAGCATCATTACCTTCGAAGCTGGTTTTAGCCGTATGCTCGAATACACCTTTGACAGCATTAGCGTTGCGTACCTTCTCCATCTCTCTGGTTGTCTCCAGACGACAGTGAAGGAAGCGTTCACCGAGTGCTGCCATGTTTAGGCTGTATACTTTCTCGGTGATACCAATCACCATACCGAAAGAGATATTGGAGAAGTTCGCGGATACACCGTTACGGAAATGCTTGACCAATGACCCGTCGTAGATGGAGCGTAACTCTCCAAATACGTTGGCAAGCTGCAGAGGGTTGGACTCCAGCAATAGTGTTCCGTCTTTGATCACTACACACTTACCTTGCATCAAGGGTACAAGGTGCTTCCCGTTACGATCTCCTGAGATGATACCAGTCAGTGAGTCCAATGGTGTTGAGTGAATCTCATCTGAGCATATCAGATCGCATACAGTGGACTTACCACCTGATGGCGGGGAAACTAGGTACAACCAGAGAGGGTCTCCGTCCAGTGCCACAGCGATATGGATAGACATGCAGATGGCCAAGCAGTCCTTCAGTGACTCAGTGATCACCATGTCCTGATTGTAGATGTCCATCAGTCTATCGAACGAATCGCACTGCTGGGGTTGAATGGAAACAACCTCGTCGAGTCTAACTTCGACAAGGGAGGCTTTGATAAGATCAATAATGTTCATGGGGTTCCTAGCTCATCGCATTGTGAAGATCGCGGAGGTCAAATTTGTTTGGGATCTCAGAGAACTGAGGGATGGTTATCTGACTCCAGTCCAGATACTGCAGGGTCTTGATCGAATGACCTGATGACTTGATTCTGCGAGCTACTGATTGGACACCAGATCGTCCTGCGTCATCGTTGTCGAACAGCAGCACTACGTTCTTGTCTTCCAGTAGGTGCAGGTAGTTGGTACTGAAGCTGGAGCCACAGGTACCCAACAGATCAGGGCCATCAGGTAAACGTGAGAGTAACTGACGCATGACCAGATAGTCCCAGTGTCCTTCAGCAACCCATAGTTCTTCAGATCCTGTCAATGCGGACATACCTAATACCGAACATGACCATGGTTTCGGCGATGAGAATGCGATGTTGGTTGTTGGACAGTACTTGTGAACTGCGATGATGTCCCCCTTCATGTTTCTGACAGGGAACCAATAGTAATGACCGTCGCAGCGTATTCCTTCCAGTCTGAGTGCAGATGGCGATACTCCTTTCTTCATACCACAGAACTGTTTAGCTTGTGGCATGGTGAGGTCAGGTAACTGTGAGAACCATTCACGCATGTAGGACACACCGTTGCCGGTCTGTTTGCACTTCCAGCATTGAAAGACGTGTCCTTCGTCTTTGGAGACTGAGAGCTTGTCAGATCCGCACCAGAGGCACGCAGTCATGAAGTCTTTATCGGTCTCTTCGTATGGGACTTCTAGGTGATCGAGTAGTTTCATAGGTGTATCTTCAGTTCCTTATCCCAGCGGTTGGTGATCAAGTTTACTTCGACGGGTGCCTTTACGCCATAGTGAGAGGCTGCTGATTCCATCAGATCCTTCAGGTTCCTGACGTGCTTCTTAGGCATCCGTACAGGTACTTCGAAGTCGAGTTCATCGTGGACCTGCAAAGCTATTCGCCCTTCAGGATATTCTGAAGTAAGATAAGCATCACAGAGAGCCATGGCACGCTTGACGATGACTCCTTCTGCTCCCTGAACAATGTAGTTCACAGCAGCATGAGCAGCCTTCTCTTCTCGTCCGGTCCATTTGTTTACATGCGACTTTAGTTCCAGTGGGTATCCACCGTACGTCTCAATGTAGCCTACCTCATCAACGATCTGTTTTGTCTCTTCAATGAAAGCATGAGCAGAAGGAAACAACGATAGCAACAGCTTGTACATTCCGGGTTGGCCTGCTGTTGCGTCGATCTTCTTTTCCGAGGCACCGAATAATACACCGAACACACAGTTCTTTGCTGTCCTCCTTTGTGCCTTGTTTGGCACATCAGGTAACCTTATTCCGAACAACTCTCTGGCAACTGTATCATGAAAGTCGTAGCCTGCTTCAAGGGCTTCAATTAGCTTAGCCTCTCCTGTTATGTACGCAAAGATTCTGAGTTGCAATTGTGAGTAGTCAGCAGTCACCCACCATTTATCGGGAGGTGGACCGAAACAGGAACGCATGGAGGGCGAAGCACGTAACCAACGAGCGATATCTGGTGCATCATCTTCGTAGGGATTACCGGCCTTGGTGATGTTCTGAGCATTAGGATTCTTACTGCTGAAGCGGGTAGTCTTTGTCCCTGTGATGTTGAAGGATGGATGAACGTATCCACTGGAACTCCTTGATCGTTCGTACGACTGTAACGAGGTCAGCTTCTTTTCGTATTTCTTCAGGCTCAGATAGCAGCTAAGGAACTGGTGTTGCTTGGTCCCGGGTTGTGCCAGTTCGTGTAACTTGAGGATACACTTGGCGTCTACTGAGTTGTTGCCTGTCTTGGTGAGAGTAACAGGCTCGAAGCCCCAGTCCTGAAAGAACAGCTTACGCAGCTTAGTGTCTGTGATGTCTTCGATACCTGATAGCTCAGTGACTTTCTGAGAGAGAATACCAATGTACTTGTGACAGGCTTCCTGTGCATCTTTCAGTTCCGTTGGTCGTACCCACAGTCCATGAGTCTCCATCTTCCAGACGATATGCTCTACCTGACGATTGATGTTGAGTAGTTCAGTAACTTGATCTCCATGACGTTCGAGGAGTTGGTGAAAGTAGAACTCAGCCAGTTCAAAGGTGTTGACACAGTCAGCCTTCAGGTATCGCAGCATGACTGAGCTAAGGACTGAATCACTAAGAGTGGGTCGGAAAGCTGCAGGGATGTGTTTTCGTATGGCTGCTGGCAACCAGAAGTCCATTCGGTTCCATTTGTTATTCTTTCCACAAGGAAGGAAGGATGGATGAGATCCTTCAGCCGATGCGATGAGCCAGTCTCCGTAGACTGCTTTGAATCGTTTGGTTCTTGTGAGTCTACGGCATTTGTCGACGACACTAATCAACTCCTTGTCTTCAGGGTAGCCTCGCTGCAAGTATTTCTGAGTGAGGAAGTCTAAGCTAAGTTCGTCCGTTGAACAGTAGAGGTGAGCGAGTGTGGTGGTATCGACTATCTTCTTCCAGAACGACTCCTCTGCTGGTTCGTTCCAGTCGTAGATTCCTGATTCACAGAGACACCCTACGTCAAACTTCGCGTTATGTGCCACTATGAGGTCTGTTGCATCAAATGTACCCCTTATTCTGTAGTTGTGCTCTTTTGTTCGCTTGCGAGTTGTAGGGTCGATGTTCACTGTACTGTGCATGAACTTTACACCATCATACACACCTATACTGAACGTCGTACAACCGTTGCGAAGGTACAACCCTGTCGATTCGCAATCAAGTACGATCATTTTACATGCTTCCAATTGTGCCGCAGACAGATGTGACGCACATGAACTGCACTGAGATTGAATTTACGAGAAATAGCGGAGTAAGACAACCCCGTGCTGCGTAGTAGCCGTATTTCCCGTACATGGGTTTCAGTAAGTTTGCACTTATTGTTCTTAGTACCAGTCGGTCTCTGACATCTTCCTTTCACGTCTCTGTCAGCCATGTTGTCCTGGTGCGTTCCTAACCATAGATGTTCGGGATTTATGCACGAAGGGTTGTCGCAACTATGGCACACGAATTTGTTGCCGATTGGTCTCTTCTTGAACACGATATAGGATAGTCTAGCCGTTGGGATACTCTTGTACCCTATCTGTGTTTTTGCCCTTCCTTCTGGATCGCAGTAACGTGTGTAATTCCAGCACCCACGTTCGTTAATCGCAATACGCGTAAGCAGCATAATTCGCTTCTTCAACAAGTAACCTTCGTCAGTGAGCATTTCGTCCAAGGAACTGTAGTGCTTGTAATCAAACATACTCGTATCCGAAAAAGAAGCCCGCTGGGTTAGAGCGGGCTATGAGGAAGACTATGGGAGTAACAGTTACGGAAGGATCAGGTCGGCGTAGTTGGCTTTGACCTTCTTGCCATCACGTTCGAGGGTTACGGTGCCAGCATCATCGTCTGCAGCGATGACTTTGAAGGTTAGGGCTTTGGGCGACTTCGCTGGCTTGTAATCGACATCAAAGCCAATCCAGTCAGACGGATTGAATTCTGCTTCAGCAGCGTCTGCAGTATCGTCTGCTCCTTCGGCTGCAGCTTCGTCAAGTTCTTCTGACCATTCATCTGTAGTGTCGTCTGAGTCTGCTGAGTCACCTTCAGTATCTTCTGGTGAAGAGAAGTCCTGATCGTCTGCTTCAGCAGCCAGTCCTGCGATATAGAAGTTGTTGCCTTTGCCGTCCTTACGTTTGACGACTCGGATCATGATGTCCTTACCGACTGTGGACTTGATAGCAGCGTCGATCTGGTCGAGGGACAAGTCCTTCGTGTCGATGCCCATCAACTGGAGATCGCACATCAGGTTGTCCAGACCCTGTTCAGCAGTACGGTACGGGCTGTCATTCAGTCCGTGCAAGATACCAATGCGGTGACCGTTGTACTGCTCTTGACCAGCAACAGTACCATCCACCTTGAAGTCAAGGATGAAGTATGTGTTGCCATCTTTGGTGATAATGTTGTTGCGACTGAACTTGGTGATGACCTCACCCGGAGGACCAGCGTAGTCCTGCTGAGGTGTTGTCTTCTTAGCGACTTCCACATGCTTCTTCAATCGAGCATTGGACTTCATGAGTGCTGCGAGGGAGGTTACTTCCTGGGCCATGTTATTTAGCTTTCTTAAATGCCGAACAAACAAAATATGTACAGACACAGATGGTTATGCAAATGATTTCAATTGACTGGTACTCCATCACATCCCCAGTGCTTCTTTGAGTTTACTCCATGTTTCCTTGGCTGATTCTCCACAGTCGATTTCAGTCATCCCTTCCGGGGTACACCATGACTTAGCTGTGTAATAAGTCGTGGGTGACAATCCGATAAATCGACGTTCACCAACAGTGTTCTTCTTCTTGGTTTTCTGGTCGATAGAGACAAGGATCTCCTGACCCATGAAGAAGACACCGTGTAGATCCTTGGACGTGTATTTCCAGATGTTCTTATCAAGCTCTGGACGATACTGATCGTAGTCAGGACCATTCGGGTTGTTGACTGGCTTGAACGTCGAGTGAGCAATCAGTACAACGTTGTAACCCTTGGCTACGATCTCCAGCATGGTCTTGAGAAGTTCTGATGACCAGAATGCTTCAGCAGCTTTCGTGTAGCCAGCGTAGTAAGCTGTGAAGTCCTTACTGTCCATGTCGCTGTCAAACAACATAGAAGCACAGTGCTGGTAGCAGATGTCCTGCAGACCAGAAGTACTGTCGATGACCAGTGTCTGACGGTCATGCTTACCATCACGGAATCGCTGCATCGCTGTCATGCAACGCAGGTATCCGGGATGGCCACCAGCAGGGATCTCATCATGAGGTGCCAGTGGCTCCAACTGGATGATGGGGATGTCAGCAGGAACGAGTTTACGTTCCTTATACAGATAGATGCCTTGTTCTCCACTGGTGGTAATAAACATAGGTGCGGGGAACTGAGCAGCCAGTGTTGTCTTGCCCATTCCGGGAGGACTGTAGAGCATCAGGAATCGACCATGCTGAGGTTTGGCTTCAATCAGGTCTTCAAAGATGTTCTGAGAAGAAGCAGTAATAGCAGGTCGATTGGTTGGTGGTACGGGTTGTCGTTTGATCGGACGTTGGGGTGTGCTCATCGGTATGATACTTTTGGTCTAAGGCCGAGGGTTGATCCAGTAAGACGGAAGTTGCGGAAGCGTTCCTGAGTGCCTTCCATAAAGGGGTTGTAGAGTCCGTAAGGTGTTGCCCAATGAAAGCGGTTGATCTCATCCTTTCGGTTAGGGTGTGTCATGTATGTGTACCAGTCTAGGAACGCTTCGAGCATCGGGTACAGGCACCCGTGCATGAATCTTTCGAATCGTTCTTCGTCAGGTCTGATCCAATATCTGAAGAAGTGGTAATCACGATCCGTGTCAATTGCTTCTGCAAGTCGCAGCCTGAACTCTTCTCGGGTTTCCTTGGACTTCTGTCTTGGTCCTCTGTAGCCGAAGCCACCGGGACGCCTGATATGCTGGTACCAGATCCTTTCTGGAAGATAGCCGTACGAAGCCTTGTAGAGAAGCTGGTACATATTGACTTGAAGGTTGCGATCAATCTCGCGAGCAATGTCATCTTCACTCCATTCTCCACGGCATTTGTTTTCCATGATGACTGCGTCACCTTCACCGTCGATAAACCCGTTTAGCAGGAGTGATCGACCTGACGGTAACGTGAGTTGGATCTTATGCTGGCATTCTGACTTGTCTACGTGGAATAGATCCAAGTCAGCACCGTACAATGAGATCCATGTCGTGACCTGATGTTGGGCAAGACCAGCCCACCAACTAATTTCATCGTGATCGTCGTACTTCGCAGTTTGCTTCTCAAATTCAGTTTGAATGAACTTAGCAGCACCACGAGGTTGACGGGTCTTGATGTATCCCTCAATGCCTGCTTGGATCAGGCTACCATAGTTCATGTTCTTGTTCCAAGGTTCTACCGCTTCAAGGTCTCTGAGGTAAGAGACTTCAAAGGCTACTCGATCGACCAGCCACATCTCAAGTGCTGACAGGCTTAGTCCGTTGACTGCTGGGGACCATATTGCACGAAACTGTACCATCTTTAACCATTTCACAGAAGGGGTGTAAATCTCTGAGGTGAAGAACTACTAAGGAGTTGGCACGGTCTCCTGCTTCACCTATCACGCATACAGCAATCTTGTTCTCGACTGCTGCTTTCTCTCTTTCTTCATCGACCAGATCACGGAGTCCTTTGTTATTGGATTGGGTGTATTTGCACGAAACGAACAACGATGGGTGTAATGAGTCAGAGCGTGTCATCTTTCCGTTGCCTCCACTCAGAGCAGTTCTGGTGGTGGAGAAGATAGTTGACACGAAACGCTCGAACGCCTTCCACTGGCTCATGATACCGTCCTTGAAGTAATAGGATGCAGGAATACGCTGTGGTACAACACAGCATTTCTGTTAGCGTTACCTGCGAGCAAAATGCCCCTACCGCGTCTGATGTGGCACGGTAAGGCCGTCAACCTGCGACACAGAAACTTCATCATTGCAGGACTGCCGGGAAGATCAACTAAGCTGAGACTGTTGCTGGCTTAGCTTTACGTTTTGGTCGAGGTCGTTTAGCTGGTTCTGCAACCACCGTTTCATCAGATGGCTCTGCAGGAGGTCCATCGGAATCGTCCCCTTCGCTGATCTCAGGTACACTGGTTTCCACTGGTTGGCTTGACGCAGCTTTCGCAGCAGCAGCACGTTCGAAACAGAGAGAGTGATAACCGTCAAACATAACAGGGAAGTCAGTGTAACCATCACGCTCTTTCTTATTCAGGGAGATGTCGGAGACCTTCAGACCAGTACGACCTTCGAGGACTGCCTTAGCAGCCTTAACGAATGGTCCTACCCAGTCGCGGTCACGGTCCTTGCTGCCCTTCTCTGCTGTCAGCTTGTTCCAGTAACCTGCAAGTGCCCAAGTTGGATCACCCTTGTCGTAGCCGGAACCAACAGCCAACTGATTCAGGAATACGTCCATCGCATCCTGAATTTCTGAGTTGATAGAGACTTCAACAACAGTGTTGCCGTCATCATCAAAGCAGTCGTTCTCTTCAACGCAAGCAACGTACGTCAGAGCAGCCAGATAAGCCAGGCTCATTTTCAGCCCTTTGTTGCCACCATCAGCGTCATTGGCGTCCAGCACCATTGTCACGAAGTTGGCAAGTCCTGCATGACGATTCTGAATGAAGCACATCATTTCTGAGATGAGGAACTTAGGTGCTGACGAGACAGTAGCACCACCTTCGATCAGCCATACCAGACGTGCAGCACCAGCAAGAGTCTTGGTCCAAGTTTTACGCTTGCTGACTGTGGCGTTCCATGCTTCTGGAATGACAGAGTCTACCCAAGGATCACGGAACAGGACATCGCTGTGTGTGCGAGTCTTGCCAGTATCCACAGTGTCGGCAGTGTCATGAGGAACACCGTAGATGACGACAGCATCCCACTCAGTCTGAGCAGCAGGCCACACTTCGTCCTTCTCAATGGCTTGCTGAGCGAATACAAGACCCTGCAGGCGATGCTGGCCAGAGATCAGGTGCTCGTCGCCTTCAGCGTCAACTGAGAAGATAATAGGCTCACCGTTGCATTTCCATTGACCTCTGAGCATTTCGTTGGCGTACAGGTTGGCAACACTGCGGGACATTGGACGGTTGCTGTTGTTTAGATCCTTCAAGCAAGCAAGAGCAAATGCGGGTGTAATGCACAGCACTTTGGTCTTGATCGGAGTCAGAGTCTTTTCAGCTTTGGAGAACAGAGTTTCAAGTTTCATAGGGGTTTCTTTCTGAGTGAGGGTTGTCGTTCGTTCGGGTGCAGTTTAACCGTCAGACGGTCGGTGTCAACAGTGGAATAACAATTTTTGCAACATTCATTAGTTCGTCACAGATTCGAGCTACATCATCACGAGTCATTGTTTCTGAGAGAGGAAGATAGATGATCTCGTGTTGGAGTTTCATTGCGTTGGTTTGTTGGAATGGATGAGGTCTCAGATGATTGAACTCTTCCTGAAACAGCATCGACTTGAAACCCTGACGGGCAGCGATACCTTTCTCGTTGAGTCTCAGTACAAGTTCGCGTTGTTGAAAGCGATTCATACCTTTGATATGAATGGGATAGATCCACGGGTAATAGCATAAAAGCGTCTGCCATCTGTAAGGTACCAGAGTTATGTACTCTCCAGACAGTATCAACCGCTTGATGCAGTTGTCTTTGTATCTTCTGAGTGAAGGAAGAATCAGTTCGGCGTGAGCGTTGCTCATGCGAGCATTGACCCCACGAGGAACGTGAAAGTAATCGTGGTTGTCATCAAAGCCAAGAGTACGAAGCTGTTTAGCCAGTCGTACGTCTTGAGGGTTCTTGAAAGCGATCATCCCCCCTTCTTCACCGTGGATCGTTTTGTTCTTGTAGAATGACCAACAAGCAGCAAATGAGTTTGGATGCGGCTTAGCACCATGAACTTCAGCCATGTCTTCAATGACCAATGGCTTGTATGGTTTGCGGTGTAATGCAGCAACGTCGCACAGGTTGCCGTAGATGTGGACGGGCATAACGATGTGCATCTGATCTGGAATCAAGTCCACGTCCATCTGCAGGTTGTCGTGGCAGTCCACAAAGTGAATGTCCAGATCAGCCATCGCAGCAGCACGGGCACAAGCTATCATCGTGTACTCTGGGATAGCGATACTGGGTCTTACTGCACCAGTTACGTCATCAGTGATCTCGGTACGAGCAACTTCACAGGCAATGTGCAAGGCTGCTGTGCCGCTGGATACGGCGACAGTATTAGGGTTACCGATGAACTCTCCAAACTCTTTCTCTAGTTGCTCGAAGGCTTGTGTCATTTTGTTTGCTCGTGTCTAGTAGGATCGAAGTCGTAATTGAAGTAAACTTTGTCAGCAGGTGTGTACGGTCCTTGTTTGATCTCAACAAACTGGACATCGGTGATGAAGTGAAATGCGTGACCACCAGAGTACTGTATGTAAACGTCTCCGCTACGTAAAGGCTTTGCTGCTACAAAATTACCATTTGTGTCAAAGATATCCACTACAATGTGACCTGAACGGACAATCAGTACTTCCTGTGTCCCCGTCACTTGTTTCTGAACAGGAAGGTGTTGATGAGCTTGGACAACGGTACCAGCCTGACGATGTAACACGCCAACTTGAATGGATTGGTTGTCGTCTGTGACGAACTCAGTCTTCACCTTCTCGTTGCCGATGTAGAGGCTATGAAGGTGGGTTGCCAGTAGAGTCAACGAGTTGGGTACGTAGATGTTGTCAACGAGCATGTAACTTCTCCATCAGGGTATGGTGAGTTTGAGTGAACAGTACCCCATCCTGTGGGTAGTACAGGTCTGGAAGTAATTTGAGCTTGAAGCCTAGTGCTGCGTAGAACACCTGAGCTTCGATCTTGTTGGCTCTTGTGAAGCCGTATACGACGCAGGCTTTGTTACGATCCACAGACAACAGCATGTCGTAGATCAGGGATGATCCGTAACCTTTACGTCGTTCCAATGTGTCGAGGTGCAGAAGCTCTACGGTGTTGCCTGTACTGTATCTCCAGACAAGGTAACCTCTGTAGTCCTCTATAACGTGGAGTGTGTTGTATGGAGTTACGTGTTCGTCAGGATCTAGCATTCCATTCACCGTTGCTGTTTTTGGTAAGGATGGTGGGTTTGTTTACTGCTCCATACTCGATAAGGATTATGTTCTTAGACATACGCTTGACGTTGTCAAATGCGATAGTCCACGATGTGCTGTGCCCGTTGTCGTTAAGCATTCCTTCCACTGACCGGAGCACAGTATAATCAAAATGGTTTGCAGGGTAGTCTGCGTCTTCCAGTCGGCACTGCTTGAAGACAGCGTTTGGGTAACGCAACTTTGCGATACCAATCAAGTCTTCTGAGAGATCAAGTCCTGTGTACTGAACGCCAGCGAAATGTGGGGCAACGTGGAGTACCTCGTACAATGCTCCGTACCCGCAGCCAGCATCGAGCAATCGGCACGAGGTCGGTAAGATACCTCTCAACAATTTAGCTGTGTCGTACTGGATATTGTTCCAGTTGCGTATGTCGGTTCTGTAGATTATCTGGTGCAGTTCAAGACCACTGGCGACTACCTCCCATATACGTGTTCTCCAGAATTCCTGAGTTGTAACTCGTAGTGGCATCAAAAGCACTCCGGGATAAGTCCTGTGTAGAAGCTGACACGAGCACCTTGAGGGAGTTCCATCTTAGGTTCCCATGTCTCGAAGCAACGTCGGCTGTCGCAGTACCATGACCGCTTACGATCTACTGCTTCTCCACGAGCTTCATAGTAACGATTCTTGGCTGCTCTGGTCCTTAGCTGGGACGCAAAGCCCATGTGAACCATGTACGGCAGGCCGTCCTGAGTCATACGATTCAAACGTAAGTCTAAGGCAGTCTTACCGATGAATGGTGTGTTGTGGTTACCGTAGTGTAGTCCTCGATACCATCGCCATACACGACAGTAAGGAATGTCCCAGAAGCCTCCAGAGACTTCATAGTCGAACATTGGTGCCTGCCGATCCTGCAGGTACTGTGGATACCATATCTCTCGATGCCGAAAAGCAAAGCCGTTGCCTAGTGTCTTCGGCAGTAGATGGTTGATGTCCGTTTGACACTCGAACGGATAGAACTCGTCAGCATCCAACACGATGAAGTAGTTTGGATGAAAGCCCATGTCGGTGATAGCGTTCAGGTAACGGTTGCGGGCTTCGCACTTACCTTGAGCCTTATCCTTAGCTGAGCAGAAGCCGTGCTTGATATGAGTAACACGAGGATCTGACAGAGCCAGTTCTGACAGGAACTCTGTAGTACCATCAACACTCAGACCTTCTGGTGAGACCATGTCAGGATTAGTTTCTGCGTAGACACGATCAGCAGACTCTACAAAGACCCACTTCTCAACTCCCGGCCAGTTCTTGTGCTGCTCGTAGAGTTTAGGAAGCCATTCCATTTCATTCAGGACCAGCGTGCAGAGTGCGAGCTTCATAGTACAGACTCCAGTGCTTCGATATAACGATGCTTTAACATTTCCCATGAGTTGGCAGTACGGTAGTTCTCACCTTCCAATGAGAACTTCTCGATGTCCTGATCTGCCCACTGGTCAATGCAGGCGGCAATAGCGACAGGATCTACTACTGACTCCTCGATCTTCAAATGACCAGACATAACCTGAGTAATGCGTCGTGAGGCAACAGGGATCAGAGGTTCTTCTGGTAGCCACTGATTGGTTGGGAACCTGTTGGTTGTCATCACCATCATGCCTGAAGCAAATGCTTCCTGCAATGGAAGGCTAAGCCCATTGTACTTTTCTGGTGCGACATAAACATCGTACACGGGATCGAACAGTTGGTGACGAGGGACTTCACCAGCAATGATTGTCGGGACTACTGCAGTCTTGGGAAGATCAGCTTCCTTGAGCAGCTTGTAGATCCCTTCAGGTTTCTGACAACGAATAGTCAGGTCGATGTCTGACTGAACGTACGCTAATGCTTTGATCAGTTCCAGCGTGCCTTTGTGGTTACGGGAACCGATGTTGCCAGCATTATGCAGGAACCTACGAGCCTTGGTCCTACGAGTCCACTGGATGTGGTTCTCAACAGGAACAGGGATGTGGACACCGTCAGGGAAGTATTGCTGATCCAGTAACGATGGATTGATAAACAGATCGAACTTATGACGTGGTTGTTCGAGAAACCATTCGTACATCGGGACGATAACAGTCTTGACTCCACGTTCGTGGCAACGATTAGGGAAGTTCCAATCGAATGGAGTCTCAAAGAACAACATCACGTCAATGTCATCAAGGAATCGTTCTACTTCTGGTCCAGCAATAGTTCTGCTGGTGATTTCCATCGTTCCTTCTGGGTACCATTCCATGTGCGAAGGAGTACCATGAGGATGACGGTACACCATGACATCGGTTATAACGCCAGCATCATAGAAGGACTTGGCTAGATGACCTAACCCCTGCGAAGTGCTATAGACTACAGAACCGACTCGCATGTTCGTCTCCTATTCAATATGCTTCCATCGGGCACGACGACTAATCTTACTGATACACGTTTGAGACACATTCATGGTTTTCGCGATTTGAGACTGTGACATGCCTGCTTCTAGCATTTGTCGTATCGCGAGCACGTCAGTTACATTTAGTTTAGCTCGCCCATGCTTATCGCCTTTTATTGTTTTGTTCGGATCTACTTTCGTCCCTTTCAAAGAGTGCTTTCTTCCTTTTGCAATCATGTCGGCGGTGTTGTCCTTTGGACTTCCTACGAACAAGTGCGATGGGTTAACACATGACGGATTATCGCACTTATGGCACACGAAAGCGTCGTCAGGAACATCGACGCCACATAGAGCAAGTGAGATTCTATGAGCTTTCTTTACACTACCAGCAACACTGAATCCGCCGTATCCTCTTTGAAACTTGCCTGCAGTCCAGAGCCAACATTCATTTGGAGTACCTATTTGTACTTTAGCCCAGAACAAGTCTGCGTTAACGCATCCTACTCTCATGAGTTGCTCCTATATTTCTTAATCAGCATTTCCAGCAGGCTGACGATGCACAGTTTGTCTTTAGGACCGATGGCGTCAAACAACCGACGTGAACTACCGTAGACAGAAGGACTTCTGTACGGCATAGTAGATTCTGTGGCAGTGAAGCAAGTATCGGGTGCTACGTTGACAAGGAAACAAGCATTGCGTATTAACTGACGAATGGATGTCGTGTACGCATTGCAAACAACGTAATCGTTGGGTGTGCTCAACTGCATCAGGTCGTAGACGTGTTCCATGTAATCCTTGGCGTAACCGATCGTCACGTCCTGTCCCACATCGAACATTGCTACAGGTACGCCGGTTGCAGCAGCTTTGCAAATCTTATGCAACAGGTAGCTACCATTACGCCTTGGTGAGTCGTGGTTGTAAAGGATTCCTGTGCAGATAAACATGCCGTGGTTCTGACGATACATTCTGGCAAGATGATAGGCAGCAACTTTGGCACAGGCGTAAGGACTACGTGGGTTGAACGGAGTCTCTTCGGTCTGTGGTGCTGGTGCGTCACCGAACATCGTTGATGAACATGGAATGAATACACGAGCAGACGGACAGTTACGGCGTACAGATGTCAACAGGTTGCTGACAGCTTTAACAGTAACGTCCATCTGATACGCTGGATGCAGGAATGACCAGTCGACATTGTCCTGATCAGCTTCATGGTAAATCTGGTGAGGATCTACCTTGCGAATGATCTCGTCCAGACATAGAGCGTCTGTAACATCACCTTGGATCAGGTGGAAGTTAGGGTTGCCGATGTTGTGGCGTACATTGTCGAATGGGTCTTTCGATGAATGCCGATAGATGCCGTAAACTTCATAGCCTTTCTCCAGCAGGATGTCAGCAAGGTAAGATCCGTCCTGGCCACAACATCCAGTGATTAGAGCACGCATTAGAGAATCCTTAGTTCAGGGAGGGGGACGATGAACTTGCCACCAGCTTTACGCCATGCTTCATCCTTTTCCCGTTCAAGGAATTCTGAGATGAAAGCATAGGGCAGGACCAACATGTAGTCTGGTCGCTGTTGGCGTACGATTGCTTCGGAGTAGATTTTGATATCAGTACCGGCTGTGACTTTACCCCACTTCTCAGGTGAGCGTTCAGCAGCGTACAGTACATCGTCATAGTCTATTCCGTACCACTGAAGAAGGAAGTTACCTTTGGTTGATGCTCCGTAGACACAGACTATCTTGCCGTCTTCGTTGGCTTCGTTGATGATGTCCTGAACTTCGTCTCGGTTGGCCTCCATGCGTGTAATGAAATCTTCGAAGTCCTTGAGTATGTTGACTTCGTTGATGAATGCGTCTACGATTCGTGCTCCAGCTTCTGGAGAACGACCAGTGGGGTACGAAGCATGACGGATGCTGATGCGATACGATTCACCGTTGACAGCATTGGTGGTAACGTCGTAAATCATTAGATTGTGGCGACGTAGCAGCACAGCGAGACTGTGGAGCGTGTAGAACTCCAGATGCTCATGAGCCATGTTGCCAATATCGTTGCAGTTGATCATGTTCTTTAGACACATCAACTGAGCAATAAACACACCTTCCCTGTGGAGTACCAGCGATACGTCCTCTATGAACTGGTTGGGGTCTTCGAGGTCGTAGAACATGCCGCAAGCTGTGATGACTTTAGCCTTGCGATCGACTACATTCGTGTAAGCATCGGCTGACCAAAAGTCGTTGATCAGAGTATCTACTTTCTCTTGTGGTTCTGAAGCGAGGTTCTTAGCTGGCTCGACACCTACTCGAAGCAAATGATCAGGGTAGAAGCCCAGCAACGTGCCGTCGTTGGAGCCAATGTCCAGAACAACGTCGCCATCGTAAAGCGTAACTTGAGACATCGCATCCCGCACAACATCGGCCAAGGCTGTACGCATCGTGGCTGTAACACCAGAGCGGTACCAATAGTGACCGGAGTACAGCAACTCTTGTGGTGCTGTGTGCGGATTCTGGACCAGAGTACATTCTGGACAGTAGACTAACTCAAGCGGACATTTCTGACCATCGTAGGCGTGTCCGGGGTCTACAAAGTTACTGATGTACTGGTCGCCAAAGTTATACAGAGGCGTGAGTTTATCGTGACCGCAAATGCGGCACGTCGTGCGGGTGGTGTAGGGCATGTTCTCACTTGGGGGGTAAGAGACTTAGGGGGTCAAACTCTTCGATGTAACATTTACTGATTGGGTGCTTCTTGTTACCCATGGATGACTCTTCGCCAATGTGCTGCACCAGTGAAGGGTAGTGGACATACTCAGTCCAGCCAGCAGCATTCATGGATTCAACGATTGCACCGTCCAACGACTTGTGCCCTCGCATAGAGTCTCTACGACGAGTAACCATGTGGGGTTGTGACAGTAACGTCTCGACTGCTGCATGACCAAACACCAATGCTACGGCACCTCTACCGAGTTGGTGACCTTTTGCAGCACGAGCAGCTTCGTGCCAACCATGTGTCTTCCCGGGAACGATAGCATCGTTTTCCATGAATGTAAAGAGGTTGAGGTAACTTTTCTCCGGTAGTGTACACTCACTCAGGTATTGCTTCAGGTTCTTGACGCAGATGAAATCGTCTTGGAATATGGCATAGAACTGGGACCATGGGTTTCTGGAGTAGAGTTCAAGGAGCGTCATGTGCCAGTGAGCGAAGGTTCGGATGTTCCTTCCACGGCAGATCACCTCATGAGGCTCCAGCACGTCCATCAAGCGACTATCGCAAGGTCCGTCGACTGAGATGATGGGTTTATCGAAGCCAGCGTCAGCGAGGCTCTCCAGCGTTCTAGGAAGCAGATCATCTACGCGGGTTGGTACGGTAGTGACAGCGTACTCCCAAGTTCCTCGAATGTAAGGCAGGTCTTCTGCTGGTCGTTCCAGTCCACCGTTCCACTTCATAACTTCTGAGCGAAGAAGTTCAGCGTGACCCTGAGTATCAAGTACACGGCGATGGCTGGTGAAGGACGGAAGTGGAGTCATGAATCTGACTCCCGGTACGATCGGTGCGATGTGCTCCCGGAACGCAGCTACCTGCGAGTCGTGGATACAACCGCACAATGTTTCCTTGGGCAGAACGATATGAGGCATTGGGGGGATTCCACAGGCTTCGATGATCCACTCACGGATACGAGCAGCGACCATTCCGGGGAGATACTTGGCAGCAGCACGCTGATACCATCGCTGAGCATTCTTCGCTGAGCGGGCGACAATACGTTCTGAGAGAGGAATCGCGTCTTGCAGAACTTCCATCGCTGGCATCGTGTTCAGTCGGTCGATCTCAGCTTTGCATTCAGAGCAGGGTACAGCGTTGCCAGTTTCACGAACAATGATTGCGTGGAGTTTGGTGCCGATGTCGGAAACCACTTTAGCGTCGGTACGCTGAACCTTTGTCGCGTTGGACTTAGTCCTTGTGCTGATCTTACGAACTGGTCGACCATCTGTACTTACGTATTTTCTGAAGACAACCATATCAGTATGCCACGCCGTTAACGTATTCCCACGTATTCCACCATGTCACTAATGCGACAGACAGCATCGTTGCTGCGGCACCTACGATACCAATCAGGAAGGGCCATTGCAAGAGTCGTATCACAAACATGGATTATCTCCGTCTGAGAATGGGCATTCCCCCTCCAAAACACCCACGCCTTGGAAACCGTCAGGGTAGAACCCGCTACCACTGTGACTCCAAAACAGAAAGTCATAAATACCTCTACCAGCAGGTACGTCTGTGAATAGTATCCACGACAGACGTGTTTGGCAAGGAGGGGCTGCTTCTGACTGTCCGCAACAGAGTTCGTAGTCGTAATGGATAGTGTAGGCAGTCTCGTCTTCGTTGTACAGCACGAAGTAATACTCACACGGTAACACGATTTCGTTGTCCACGTACGGCGATGCTCCAGTAGGATCTGAAGCACGACGAACTAATACACCAGTCAAAGCTAGCGGCATCAGATCGCATGGGATGGTGATGTGGAAACCATCAAAGATAGTAGGAACCGTAGTGTCTTCGCCAACAACCCATGCGACTAACGCAGGTTCTGTTGCTGTGGAACCAATAACACGGGTTCCAGCACACTCGTCGTCTGGAATGGTTGTCGAAACTAGCGTACCTTTACGACAAGCTAGTGGAGCAGCGAACTCGCAATCGCACGGTACGTCTGGGCAGCAGATACCGCAGCCACATTCGAGTAGGATTTCTTGTTGGTTGGAGGGCATATCATGTTCCTGTTCCGGGGCAGTCAATCTGGTTTCCCGGACAGTAGACGCCTTCAACGATATAGTTGTCGCACTTGACGAGCACAACAGTTCCGTCACAGCATTCATACGTCCGGTCAGGTATTGCAACAAGATTGTAGTTGCCTGTCAAGACCATCCATAGAACTTCTCCAATATCCCCTGTACCCGTACCCGTACCTGTTCCAGTGACTGTTAACCTATCGCCAAGGTCTGAGATTATGACGTGGGCACTGACTGGTAACGTCAGCAGTCGTGGATCGTAACAGTAAATCAAATCGCCTGTACCTGTTGGTACGTACCTGCTTGGTGCAACCAGCGAGCCACACTCGACTGGACCTACGTTCCCTGCTGAGCCAGTACCCGGTTCGTTCTCACCTACGATTAGGTCGCACATACTACAACCGAAAGTACCACCAGTTCCTGTTCCTGTTCCCGTACCAGTTTCTGTAGGAAGAGAGAACTCGGGTGTAGCAGCCATCAGTGCTGTGTAGTACCCACCACCAAGGCACTCTACGATTACGGCATGTCGCTGAGAAGAGGAAGATCCTACAGCATTAACTGGTGACCACTCAGCACCATTGCGAACGATCAACAATAGGTCGCCTTCGGACGCTGAGAAGGTTGTGTAGCGATTGGTTACGTCAATTAGACCTTGAACGGAGGAGGAGGACTCCATGTCAAGGCTGGTGGCACTCGTGGGTTGAACGTAACGAATGATACGACCAATTGCTGTGGTGTACCCTGTGAGAGGATTGCTTGCCGCCGCAAGATCTTCTGTGAGGAGAACATAATACAGCAGGTTGTGAATCGTCTTGTCACGAGTGTTATCGAACACAGCCTGTGACTGGCGAGATCCCAGCACACGGCGATGGATCTCCCGTGCATCGTCGTAGTTGTAGGCTCCTAATGGACCTGTCATGGTATTGCCAAGCTATGGGTGTTAACGAAACCGTTCAAGTCTGCTTCGATAGGATACAGCGGGTCAATGATGTAGAAGTCTACATCAGGATCTGCAGTATCCATAGTCGCGTACGGATAGGCAGATCCGTCGTCTCTCAGCGGCCATGGTGACTGAGCAAAGTCGCCTTTGTCGTTAATCGGGATAGGAGCGTATGCCATGTTAGCCACGCCACCGTTAATCAGTTCCTGAGTGTGCATGGATACACGACGATTGGATTCGCGGAAGTGTCCTTCTGGAGACACTTCAGCCGTACGTTCGTCGATTACGAACGTTGCACTTAAAGCAATGTAATGGTAAGTACGTTCTGCACTTGCCTGTCCTGTTGGTACACCATAGTTTACTGTCCTATAGTTTTCTGAGCAAGTAATTGATTCCAGCAGTACGTGCTTGGCGGGGGCGTTGTAAAAGTCATCGACTTGAGCAGCGTTGATCTTTCCGATGTACGGAGCAATGTCAGTGCTGAAGTTGAACCCAGTTGCCTGCACGTTCCATGTAAACTGATGGACTTGGAGATTGATCGGGATATCAATTCCTTCCGTCAGTGGCAGGAAGTTCGAATGGCGGAGCATGACCCCTGTAGAACTTCTGAACCTAGTAGCCTGTACGGAACGTGTAGATGAGTTCCAGATGACTGGTTCGTTCCAAGGGGCGACGATGATCAGCTTGGGTGTAGCACCTGTGCCGCCTACGTCTTCAACTCTGGTGGGTGCAGTACTGAAGCCGTTGGACGTGTTCAGGAAGTTTGCAGTCTCGTAGGTCAGGTCTACGATCCAGAATGGGCGACCAGATTGGTGGACCCTGACTCCATTGGCCTGCTTCAGGATCAGGTCGCTACGCTCTGGATGGTACGACAGGCCCAACGTGAATGTAGGTTCGGGAGTAACACCAAAGTCGTACGCAGGTAGAGCAGCCTGAACGTCGACGACATCCTCCATTGGAGAATCCATCTCGATCAGGCACTGTTCCCTAATTACGTTGATTCCCCACGTAGCTGATAGATCCTGAGCTTCGTGGAGGAATCCTATAATCTGTCTGAGACCCATGGGTTACCTCTACTGAATGATCTGGAATCCGGGGATTTGTGTAATGATCTCTAAGTACTGGTTAACCTGCTGCATTCGCCTGTCGATAGAAGCCAGTTGAGGATCTTCTTTGTTCTGAGCTTCCAGTATTTGCTTGAATGCGTCAGCTTGAGCTTGGAACGTATTTTGTTCCAGTCCGCCGGTTGGTGTGATCTTACGCTGTTCGTCCAGCAGGTCTTCGCGTTGCTGTTTCAGGTTACGCCACAACAGTTCCAGAAACTCTCTGGATTGACCAGCTTGATCAGCACTCATGTCTCCGAAATCCATACCTGTGGCGTCGACGCCAATGAACTCAGCAAGCTGTCTACGAATTTCCAATTCTTCTTTCTGAGCGTCATTAGCTTCAAGTTGGAAGCGAATGTTGTCCTGTAGCAGTTGCATACGCTGCCGTTCCTTCTGTGCTGCTTCTTCCATTAGCTGGATACGCCGCACTTCAATGTCTTCAAGTGCTTTTTCAGCCGCCGCTATTTGCTCAGCAGCTACTTTCTGTTCTTTCATTGCTTCTATGAGCAACTTCAGAGCGTCTTCCTGTGCGAGCAAACCATTGACGCTAGCTAAGGCACTCTTAGTAGCACCTTCACCAACAAGCCCGAACAAGGCAACATGATCTTCGAGCACGTCACGGTATGCTCGTGCTGCTAAGATGATATCCCCTTCGTTTCCAACTTCGATAGCAAGCTGCATGTTCTCGTATGCAGTACGAAGCCGTTGCTGCTCCTGCAGAATCAGAGCTTCCGTGTCTCCGACATGACCTTCGCCACTCTCCATCTGTCTTCTGATGTCTTCCAGCAGCATGTCCAGCGGTACTCCTAAACCGCCAGCATGAGATGCTTTGTTGCGTAGATCAGCTAATTCTTCTTCAAGCGTCTTTTGCTCTTCCAACAGATCATTAAGTCTGTCCTGCTGCTCTATCCTATCGTTTTCTATGCCTTGAACAGAAGTCTGATTCTGAATGTCACGTAAAAGTCTACGCTGCTGTGAAGCCCTTCGAGCAGCCTCTCTAACCTCGTCGTATGCGTCTCGTATGTCACGAAGTGCGTCGGCAGTACTTTTAGCTTGCTGTTCTTCTTCCATAAGATGGCGAATAAACATACCAGTAGCGATAAGTACTGCTGGAACAGCGACACCAGCGATTGCCGACATAGCACCTGAGGTGCCCAGCAACGCACGAACAACCATAGACAGGTTGTTAGACGCAGACATGAGAGCCATGTTCAGCCCACCGCCCATTGCTAGAACCTGTGCAAAGTCTTCAGCAGCGTACGATGCCTGACCGATAGCCATGGCAGCACCGCCGAATCCGCCACCCATTCTGGTAACAGTTAACTGTGCATCGACTGCTGCACGCTGCATAAGAGCTTGCTGCATACGCCAGTCGTTAAGTTGACGTACACGGTCATCATCTGCTGCACGTTTAGCATCACGCTGACGAGCACGTTCGATACGTGCCGTCCGTTCTGCATTAAGCATTCCAGCAGCTTCTTGACGAGCAAGATCAGCCTTATACGCAGCAAAGTCAGAGTCACGTTGTGCGTTAGCACGAGCAGCAGCTTGTTGCGACTGCAAAGTACGCATACGTGCGATCTCAGCAGCATTGGAAGCGTTCATACGCTCAATGGCTTCTTCGCGATTCAGGATCGCATACTTCTGAGTGATGTACTCACGCAGGTTATCCAGATCCTGTTGGTGCAACCGCTGTGCTTCAGCATTGGCACGTTGAATAGTCGCAGCGTTGTTAGCTGCATTCTCTCTAAGGGCACGTTCTTCCTGATCCAGCAATGCGTAGCGAGCCTTGATAGCTTCTTCGAGCTTATCGTTAGTGATAGCTCGTCCCAGTGTTTCTGCTTCAGGTACCGCTTGAAAGTTCTGAGCGTTAACAGTATTGATGGCGGACTGACGCTCTTGGGCCAGTTGCTGCTGGCGTACATTTTCTTTCTTCAGTTCTACAGCGTACCATGCCTGAAACTCTTTATCTGCTTCAGCACGGTACCAGGCATTGAACTCTTCCTGAGCTTTCTTTTCCTTAGCCAGTCGAGCTTCGGTAGCCTGTGTGTACTGTGTAACGTGAGCGTTGTAATCAACTGGATCGTTCTTGCCGACCGCATAGACCAATCGCTCCAGTTCTTTCTGGTAAGCACGAGTCTCTTCAGCAGCAGTACGAAAGCCACGGGACACACCTTCGGCATCGACGGACAGCTTGATAGCAATGTCGTTAATGCTTTCCATCTTTTTTCATTCCCTTAACTGCTGACAGGATAGCAAAAAACCCGCTCCTGATAGCAGCAACGGGTTTGGCAACAAGTCGGCTGAGACGGTAGGTGTAATCCTTTTGAACGGTCCATGACTTAATCATCCATGGAACCGCTGACGACTTAGGGTTGGCAACCTTCATTTGGTGTGCTATGGACATTGCCTGAAGGTCGTCAGTCATTCCCCATCTGTACTCTCGCCAGAAGTTCAGATGCTCACAAAATTCTGAGTAAGGAATAGACTCTATCTCGGACTTGGACTTCCCCCAACGACTGCATAGGAACAGTACGAACCATCGTGGATCGTCGGGAGTAATTAGTTTTTTGCGGAGTCCGCCTGAGTCCACACTTTGTCACGCAGGATTGCGTTGACCTCTGTCATCTGTTCCGTGCTGATTGCGTCGAGGAAGTAATCCACGACACGGGCCAAGTACGGGGCATCCAGATCGTCGAGTGTCTGACGAACTGAGACACCTTCCTGAACAGTGATAGGCCACTTCTCAGCGTCTTCCTGAGACAGATGGTTAACCAACTGTGGGAGGAATGGCTTGTTGTCTTCGTACAGGCAGATCAGAACACGAAGACCAGAGAAGTAATGAGGCTGAACTTCAGTCTCAGTTGCTCCCGGGAACTCACGGAGCTTGGCAATGAATGCTGTAGCAAGTCCTGCTGACGGCTCAACAATTTCTGAGGAAGCAGAAGAAGGAAGTGGGGCACGCTTGAGAGGTTTGAGCAACATACGGGTTTCCTAAAAGAAAGGGGTGAAGGGAGGTGTTATACCATCAGTCTTAGACTGGAGCAGTTACGTCAATGTTGGAGATACGGAAGACAAGTTCTGCCAGTGAACGTGATCCCTGATCATCGGAGAGCACAGTACCCATTGGAGTGAACTTGTTGCAGTATCCGGTCAAGACCAGAATCGGACCAGTAGTTTCAGATCCTTCAGCAGGGAATTCAACGAGCAGGTCACCTGAGCGACCGTCGAAGAATGCTGCGTATTCGCGACCACCATAGGTGTCATCTGGGTCCCAGTCAACAGTGAAAGTAACAGTTCCGAGATCGACCATCTTACCGGCTTTGAAGGTGCGGATCAAGTTCCCCCAACCGTCCAGTGAGGTATTCGAGCAAGTTGTTTCAACGTCACCACGGGTAAAGCCGGACCATGTAGGACCGTCAGTTACACAGGCGTAAACGTCACTGGCTGTGTCAACAGCATCTGGTGCCGCTCCACTGCCAGTTGGTACTGTGGTCTGTTCGAACCACTTGATCTTGATTCGTGATGTATCTCTATTAGCCATGAAAACCTCCTAACAGGTAGCCTTACCAGAAAAAGACAGGACGATCATCGTCAGATCAGGATTCGACTGTCCTGTTTTCAACACATACGTTTCATCCTGAGAATCGAATCTCAGGTAGTTGATGTACACGTTGGTTCCGGTTACCGAATAGGAGGTGAGTTGTGTTCGACGACCAGCAACGATGGGCTGCAGGACGGCAAGCACGGAGGTAACAAGAGCCTTACGTTGAGTATTAGAATGGGCTACACAGGCTACGTCAAGTGTAAAGCTACACTTCTCTGAATCGTTAGCCTCTGCAAGACCTTCTGAGGAATGAAATGGTGTGATCTCGGAGATGTCGTAGAACACGTAACCGTCTGGGGCAGTCTTCAGATCGTGTGAGGGCAGGAACGAAGACTTGCTGCACGGAATTGCAGTTCCGACAGCACCGCTGATCAATGACTGTAATCCGACATCTAAAGTGTATGGACTCATTTGCCGAATGCCTTACGGAAGTGTTCCAGTACTTTGGTTCGGAAGATTTCCTTAGCCTTAGCTTCTGTCTCTTGCTTGGTCTTGGCGAAGAAGTGATGCCCTTCGAATCCGTACGTTCTGCCCTTCTTTTTCTTTTCGTCACTGAGGGCACTGAGCTTATGCTTAAAGCCAGCTTCCCACAGGTGCAGGTAGCGAGCAGGCCAACGTTTCTTCAGACCACCAACACTTTTAGGACCGAACACTTTCTTGCGAAGTCTGCTCCGGACATCACCGCGAGGATAACGCTTGCTGTAGATCACTGAACCATCATCGGCAGTACGTTTCTGGCGAATACCAAAGGAGACCTGACGCTGGATCGCTCTGGAGTACTCAGGGGACTTCTCCAGCGTTGTGGCTTCGATGTACTTGTTGTTGACTCCGATGATACCGTAGAACCGATCAGGGTTAGTTCTAGCGTTCTTGTACTTGGCGACAAGAGCACGGTAGGTGGCACCAGAGGATTGCTTAGACTTCTCAGGCAGACTCATCAGCTTGGACTTCAGCACTGTTCGAGAGGGGGCTAGTGCTGCTCTCAATGCCTGACGTACGATGTGCCTGCGAAGTGTACCAACGAACTTGGGGAAGCCGTTGATCACCTCAGCAGGCATGTCGAACTTGATTGAGAAGAACGGTTTAGCCATTAGTACATCGTGGGGATAAGTTGGATGGTGATTGGCTGTGAGACGTTGTCAATGATCGTGATGTTGACTTTCTTCCTGTCACCCCATGGGTCAGTCGCTGGTCCTTGAACCGCAAATACTTTCTGACGAGAAGGAATGACACAGAACATGCCTGCAGTGATCTCTTCGGCAGGCTTGCACCATTGGCCAATGAGCATGAAAGATTGCTCAGAAGCCACACGACCGGAGTCCGTAATCTCTGTTGGCTTGCGAGGAGCTTCCAGAGAGAACGGACCTTTGTAATGGAGAGTGAATTCTTGTGTGAGTTCGCCCGATGTGTTGACGACTGTGGAGGGTGTCCAGAACTCGCAGATGGTTCGTAGGTTGGGGCGTGAGCGACGATTGTACTTGTTCATCCACGACTCACTTTCGACCAGTCTTCCGTAATGTAACGGATTGCACGGTGGTCATTCAAAAGGTTGAGATCGCGAAGCTGACAATAGCCTTGAGGAAGTTCTGAGATAGAACCATCAGAGATCGCATCGCGGTACTCAAACAAGTGGTAAGCGAGGACCTTGATAGCTCGGATGGTTGACTTGGGTACGGCGTCGTATGATGCGTAGCCGGTGGTGTAAGTGATTGTGATCGGGTAGGGTTGCTCATCGTTGATCTCTTCGAAGACTTCTTCCCAGTTCTCAGCCCACAGCTTGGATGGTTCTGAAGTGTAGAGAGTGTAGTCGGAGGATGATACGGTTCCTGTAGTCAGATCGTCTTTGATGTACGTGAACGTCGTGATCTCAGTAACACGTCCGAATGGCAGGAAGAATAGACCATCGGGGTTGCAGAAGGCTTCGTATGGAAGCGTGAGGGTAACAGGTTTACGGAGAATGAATCTCCACTGTTCCTTTTCGCAGATCGAGATGCACTCGTGGAGCAAGTCTTCCAGATCGACGGGTAACAGTTCCGTAGGTGTTTCTGGATCGAAGCCAATGTTACGCTTGGTGGCATCCAGCAGTGTGGTGCCTACAATCGTACTGAGTGCAGCTTCACTGGCAAGATCAACGTACATCGGCATGAATGATCTCCAAAAGACAAACCGCAGTACAGCCACCCCCTGAACTGTACTGCGGCTGTTTACCCTCTTGCGAAGGTTGTACTAAGCTGTGACGCCTGTTCCGGTTGGAGTCAGGTCGCTGTACTGGTGTAGGGTTGTGACCTGAACAGCAGCATCAAGCGTGTTGGCGTTGGTACCAGTCAATCGGAATACGACTGACAGGAAGACAACGCCAGCAACGTCCTGAGCGTAACTGACTTCTTCGCTGTCAACTTCCACTGCCATGTCCATATTGGCCAGAGCAGCAGAGAAGGTGCAGGTCTTAATGGTCGTGAAACCAGATGACCCGTCAGCAGCAGTTGAACCAGCGACTGTAACGGTCAAAGCACCAGTCAGGTCAGCATCGTTGATGACCAGCATGGCTTTGTCGAACAGGATGTCGATGACGTGAGCATTACCGATGCTCCCGTTCATGGTGAGCGTCCCCAGAGCTTTGATTAAGCTCTTAGAGGACAAGTGAGTGAACTTCTGAGTAGCCATAGTATTTGTTCCTGTACAGGAGAAGAATCGAAACACGGAAGGGAGAGGGGCATGGTTCAGGTGAACCTTACTACATGCCCCTCAAACCTGCATGAACTATGCAGTCGTCTTGGACAGGACAACGAATGGTGACAGAGTCAGACCAGCCTTGGCAGGAGTCATGACTGACTTCCACCATGGACGAGCATCGTCGAAGCTGGTGAAGAGGAAGACTTCTTCGCGTTCGAGGAAGCGTACATGGATGCTGCGTGTCAGCGTTCCAGTTCCGCGTTCACCGTACAGTACCTGCGTTGGGTTGACGCAAGCGAGGAAGTTGTCATTCCACTCGCTGATGGCCGAACCATCCTGACCGCTGGTGATGCCGTTCATGTACTCGGTCCAGATGATTGGACGACCGAGCAGCATGTCTGGGTTGGCAGAGTCAGCAGGGTAGAACAGCTTCACGAGGCCAGCGTTGTTTGGCGACTCGATGTGCAGCGTTGCGATCGTCGGGAACAAGTCCAGAGAGCACAACCAGACTGCATTCTCGTAGCCCCAGACTCGCTGACGCATCTTGAGGATGTTGGTACCATTGACGATAACAGATGTTGACTGACCGTTTTCGCGGAGTACAGTCAACAGTGCTTCGTTGCTGGAGTGCAACATACCCAGAGGTCGACCAATGCCGTTGCCGTTCAACAGTTCGTTGATGCGGTAAGAGCGAGCTTCCTGACGCAGACCCTGATCAATCAGAGCAGCGATAGAGAGAGGACTGTCGGCCATCAACTGATTGGTTGCTGCAGCTGCACCGTTCAGTTCATGTGCCTTCAGAGAGATCATCTCCATGGCGTTCTTGCTGAGCGTCGGAGCAGCAGTTTCCTTACCACGGTAGACTCGGAATCCGCCAGTCACGGAAGTGCTGTGGTCTTTGTCAACTCGGGCAGGAATGTCGACCGTTGGAGCAGTCATGGGGATACGAGTCATCTTGCTCGTAAGCTGGTCAGCTTCTGGCTCAAGCTGCATGACCGTGTTGATGAAGCCACGAGGTACGGTAATACCTGCTGCTTCCCAGTTGGCCTTGCTGAATTCGTCAGATCCTACTGCGTCCATCACAGCAGCTTTCAACCGTGGGTCGATTGCTTCTGGACTGCGGGACTTGTAGGCGTTGACAACAGCACCGAGGTATTCCTGCTGGTTTTTGAAGCCGAACTTCTCTTTGTCGTCTTCCCATGCTGGGCGAGTGTGTACGCCCTTGGAGAAGTCAAAGGTCAGCCCACTTGTCGCATTGGCAATACGAGACGTGGCGAGCAGTGCAGCCTTACGCTCAGCGAGACCGGCAGGAGTCTTGCTCAGTGCATTCTGAACCGCTTCAATGCGATCCACAGCATCTGAGTAAGCCTGAGCGTCTTCAGATGAGAGCTTGTCGCCCTTGGCATCGAAGACTTCGGTGACAGTAATGAGACGAGTTCGTTCGTCCTGAAGCTGGTTGACGGTCATCTTCGTGATGTCGTCGTGTTTAGCGGGCGTATCGTTGAATACGAGTACGCGATTAGCGATGGCAGAAGCCATGACAAAACCTCCTAGATAGTGATGTGGCATCTGGCTTCTGCTTGTGTGCGTTGCTGTGGGCATAGCCTTTGACACGGTAAGAATAACAGCATGACGGAATCCCGTCAACTACTTAATTGCAAAATTCTTTCGAAGGTTCAAAGCCCTGATTCTAAGAGCATTTACGTCTACTACATTTTGTGCAATAGAAATGTCTGCTCGGTTCTTGACTGTGTCTGGAATGTGCAGACAGTTAAGGATGGCAGTATCAGGTTTAGCGTTGCGGACAGAGTGAAACAGACCGTTTGTAACAGCTTCTGAGGCAGACATGTAGGTCTCAGCTTCCATCAGCGTCTTCACCTGAGCTTCGTTCATAGAAGTTCTGGAGGTGAAGATATCTACGATGCTGTTGCGATGGGACTCCCAACGGTTCTGTACATTCTGGATCTCGTTGAGTGAATCGATCTTGGCGTACAGGTATGGGTTGTGCATCATGAACAGACCGCCATTGCATATCTGTCGCTCTGAACCAGCGAGTGCCAGCCAGCCAGCAGAACTGAATGCGTATCCGTCGACGATGGTTGTGACCTTACCGGGATGTTCCAGCAAGCGGTTGTACATTGCCAGAGCAGCACCGACTTCGCCACCTGAAGAGTTGATGCGGACGTTGAAGTCGCGAGGTGCGTCCTTCAGGAAGTCTGTAACATCGGCGGGTGTAGCGAAGTTGAAGGTCTCACCATCGTACGTCTTTTGAGGCATGATGATGTCATAGATCAGCAGTTCGTCAGCCTTGTTGAAGGTGACCTTGCATTCCAGTGTTTCACCAGAAGGCAACTGCTTACGATTCAATACAAGTGACTTCATTGTCGATTCCTTCTGGTGATTTCTGGTTGGATACCCAATCTGCGACGACGTTGTCCAGAGTTGATGGACCAATGGTGATCAGGTCTTTCCATGGTGCTAGCTGGTCCATCAGCATTCCGTGGAACTTATCGTTGTAGAACTCAGCCTTGGCAGCATCAAAGTCATCAGGGCGAGATTGCTTCTTCTGGTCGAGGACGCGAGTCTCGTACTGTTTCAGGCCGTTGATGACGTTGAGGAATGCGGACTTGACTCTCTCTTCAGCATTGCGGATACGTTTGTCGATGTTGTCGCCTGAAGGAGACTTATCCATCTTGCCTCCTGATGGAGCTTTGGCTGCTTCAGCTTTCTCCGTGACTGCTGCATGTTCTTCGGCAGACACCATACCTTCGTTAGTCTTCTTGGTGGTTTCGATCTGAGCTTCAGCCATGTCGTTGGCAAGATCAGCACCTTCCTCCAAGTGGAGAGAATGCTGGACGGTCATCAGGTTAACAGGAACGTAACGCAGGGAACTGGATTCATCGTTAGGGTCAATGTGCATACCGAGGAGACCAGCACCGTAAGTTCTGTCTATGAAGCCAATCTCGAACAAGTTTCTGAGAGCGGTAGTAAACTTGTCGATGACGTTACGGTAGAGGTACAGTAACTCGAACTCGAAGCAGTACAGCATCTGAGATGGAAGAGGGATAAGCTCTGACTTGAACTGACCTGCAATACGCGAGAGTAATGGGCCGATACCAGTCTGGACGAATAAGGCCACTGCCTGCGACAGATCAGCATCACCAGCTTTGGTTCCCATGTAACTGTGGAGCAGAGCAGGGGGGATGTTCAGCCCACGAGCTACATCTTCCACGCTGAACGCACGAGTCTCGATGAACTGGAGATGCTGGAATGGGATACCCATGTGAACAGGCTTGAGTCCCTGTTCGAGGATACGGGTACGGAAGATGTCCTCCAGTGGGGCGTTAGGGTCGTCTGTGAAGTTGGCTTCGAGACGCTTGAGGACTTCAGGAGCCAGTCGGTTCTCTGTCGTCAGGAACATCTGCGTAGCGATACCACGGCTGTAGAACTTCCAGCCGAACTCCTCAGACGCACGGTAGAGATCCAGAGACACCTCAGAACACTCTACGAAGCCGATAGCACGGTGGTATTCCGTATCGAGGACTTTACCCTTGAAGTGGGCAATGTCGCTCTTAGGCAGCAGCAGAGGCTCTGTACGGATGTCGCGAGAGGATACTCCTGTGTCAATGCGGTACAGAAGCTCGCCTTGCACAGCTTTACGACCTGTAGATAGTTGCTCCTGACCAGAAGCACGAGAGATGTTCCCTCGGGTAATTCTGGACGGGTGAATATAATATAGGCGGGATGTGCGGCCTTGCTGGTCTCGTTCCCTATAGAAGTAACAATTACCATCCATCAGAACATCGTAGACGATTGTCAGGAGACCGTCGTCGGAGGATAGTTCTGGATGGAAGTAATGAGAGAAGATACGAGATGCTGGGTTGTCCGTTGTTGGTACGACTTTAGTCTTGGCTTGTGAGCCAGCTTCCAGTGCGTACATACGACGAGGAATGGAACCAATCATGCCGGTGTAAATGTCGATAGCACACTTGACAGCAGACAGCTTCAGAGCAGCAGTCGTGTTGTTGGTATACTGCTTCTCGTGGTTCAGTACGCCGAACAGGTTCTTCCACGACAGCGTACCTGTGGTGTTGAGCACGATGTCGATGAGGTTACCGACAGCAGTCTTGGAGATAGTGTCTTTTGGTTTGCGAGAAAACCAGCCCATGTGATGTCCTATTTCAAACCACGGATTTCTGTGATGGTTTCAACTTCAGGGTACATCCATGCTCCCATGGCCATTAACCCCGCTACGATACCGTCGATCTTGTTGGTAGACTTTGATCTGTCCGGTCTGCGTTGTCCATCTCTGGACTGTACAATAACTACGTTTCCGATCATCCAATCAAGGACAGGGTGTCCGCCATGCTGGAATTGGTGGTCGATAGCCAACGCTTCCATTCGACGGCAAGGCTCATTCATTCCGGCAAAGGACTGGGGGTAAGCTCTAGCTGGAAATCCGTATTGCTTGAGGGTGGTGTAGATATGATGTGATCCCCAGCGGTCGAAGCATATCTCTCGACAACCGGAGAAATGGGACAGGATACCTTTGTTGTTTCCATCCCCGAGCATGGCAGTAATGATTGCGTTCTCATCGACTGTATCCAAAGGGGATGTTGCATTGATGACACCTGATTCCCACCACTGACTGTAGGGTAAGTTCTGCTCTTGAGATCGCTGGTAGATGGAAATTGCAGGACACCATCCCCAGTGTAGCATAACACCGTACTTAGGAAACCACAAGTTCAGTGATGCAATATCGTTCACCGAAGCGTTGTCGAATCCAGCGTAACACTCTTCTTCCTGCAGGAACTCAACTTGACGAATAAACCACGACCAGTACAACTGATAGCGGCCAATGTACACGTCGACCGAAGTTGCCGTAGTAAATTTCTGGTCGTTAGCAATGTTGCACCAGTATGGGTGCTTGGACATCCATTCTTTGATAGCAACGATTGACAGTAATGGGGTTTCGGGACTAGCGTTTCCGTTAGCCCAGATATGAGACGGAATCCAAGCTGTTTCTGTTTTGGTACGGACGTTAAGGTGAAGACGAAGGAATCGGTTAAGTTCTACAGGGTTGTCTTGTGCGTTGCGTACCAGACGTTCGAAGTAATCTTTACGGATGGACTTACCGTAATTCGGGTTGGCTTTCTTCCATACTTTTTCTGAACGGAAGTCATCAGAGAGATCGGCTTCGTAGATCACTGGCAGGAAGGTTGGTTCCCACTGTTTGTCACTGGCAATGTTCTTGGCTTTGTCGTATAGGCTATTGCAGACTGAGGGGCGATCATAGTCAGCGGTGGTCGTGTACAGTACAAGGGGTTGGGTACGGGCAGCAGTTCCTGTGAGCATAACGTCAATAAGCTCGCTGTTGGGATGAGCGTGAACTTCATCGACGTACACGAAGTTGGGGGACAGTCCGTGCTTGGTATCTGCAATAGACGATAGGACTTTATAGATGGCACCATCAGTATGTTCGAAGGATCGTGTGGATCTGAAGACACGTTTCTCTCGCAGTCGTGATATAAGCTTAGGGTTGTTCTCAATCATGTACTGACAGTGGCGGAAGTTATTGGAGGCTTGCTCCACGTCAGCCGCACAGCAGTACGACTGTGATCGTTTTTCCTTATCCACGAAGAACATGATCAGGGAGATGATCGCCCCGAAGGATGAGGTCTTACTGTTCTTACGAGGGACGTAGATAAAACACTCACGGTAACGTCGAAGGTGTGTGTCTTTGTGCTTCCAGCAGAACAAGTTGGCGTAGATACTGGACTGCCATCGTTCAGGAATATATGGAAGTCCTGTCAACTCGCCTTCTGGAAAGCAGCACTCGTTGGTTACGAATGCGATGATACGCTCCCATTCAGCACAGTCAAAGTAATAGTCCTTGGCTGTGACAAATGGGTCGTATCCGGGGATGCCTCTAAGAAAGTCGCAGGTATTCAGTTCGATCCATTTCCATCCAATCATCTTGTCGAATTCGTAGATGGGATCTGGAACCTTGATCTTCTGATTGCCTGAGATATAAGAAGAAGCTGGGTCTATTTCAAGTTCTAGCGACATGGGGTGTGTCGAGTCTTAGTTGTCGAATGTAACGGTATCAGTCTCGAAGGACATCACATCTGTTCCTGTGCCTGTCCAAAGGAACGTCAGGATACCAGAGTATTTGTACTTCTTGAGTCCCTTGGCTGTTTCTGAAGCAGGAAGTTCAATGACAGCGTAGGGAGCACCAGCACCTGTTCCGGTACCTGGAGGGTCTACGAAAGTCGCAGTGCCTGTGATGACTCGCGTGGAGTCAGTCTCACCGGATCGTTGTAGCGTGAAAGTAACGGAAGCATCAGCAAAGTTTAGGGAACCTGTAGACGATAGCGGAGTACCATCAGTGTCAACTATTGGGATCTGTATCTCACGACCGTTTTGTTCCGTGTAGGAGTCACCGATCGTAAGAGTTTCTGGGAACGAAGTAATAGTTCCGGGTTCGAGAACTGCTGCAGCCAGCAAGGAAGTAATGGCACCAACAGATCCGATAGTATCCGTCTTGGTTTGGATCACATCCAATTGAGCAAGGATCTCTTCCTGTTTAGCAAGCGTCGCATCCCCAGATCCACCACCACCTCCACCAGCAGGAGCAAGTTCCAGCATGTTTGCAGTAAATTGGTACACGGCACCGTCCAGCACAAGTCCTGTGTTGATCCTGTCGGTGACGACCTTAATCGCAGCAACTTCTGTGTCAAGGAAATCGTCGATCGTGTCGAGCTTCGTATTGACCGCAGAGAACGAAGACGCGATGTCAGACGCATCGGCTGGATCGCTTGGCAGGTTGTCGGTCTTCGCCTTTATCGCCACAATCTCCGTACTACCACTCAACCCATCCGCCTGGCAGTCGTGGACATCGGCAGCAATGTGATTAGCTCCAGTGACCTTGACCGCTCTGCCGTTCGTGCCATCGCTGATCAACAGCAACTCACCGAATGAATCTGCTGTAAATGTTTCTGTGGTGAGAGTATTCCAAATCGCGAGACGACTAGCGGAGTCCAGTACCGCTGCTCTTTCGGTCCTAGCTTCCACCACCTCGTTATTGGTTCCAGCCAGCGTGACATAGCGATTAATCGGCTTGCCGGAAACTACGGCCCTCAACCTGTATTCTCCGGCAGCTATCACAGCAACTTCGCCGAACACCGCCGCATAAAGACCGGAATCCGCTGAGACCTCGTTGACCGTGTCCGCAGTTGCAACCAGCGTGTCGTCAGACACATTGCGGAGTGTCGCACTGCTGAGCGATGCCCCGTAGTCAAACGTGTGAATGTGGACGGTTTGTGTCGTCATGGTTTACCCGATCGTCGCTGTACCGTCAGAATGAAGTGTGACCGTTTTCGGCGTGCCCATGCACTTATCAGGAACGCCAAGTTCTGCCGTCGTCTTTCCGAGAACTTGAGCCACGGTAGCAATCTGTGCTTTGTTGACCGATGCAATCGTGAAAAACAATGCGGCAGACGTGCCCATTGCAGCAATGATTTCCTCTGGCGTTGCCTCGGTCGATTCCCAAACCGCAGACCACCAATCAGAATGGTTTCCGATGCGTCGACGGCATTCCGCATCAACGAGACGCAGCATATCGGCGGCGATTCGCTCAGCGACTGGTGGCATAGTTTCTGGAATTTCCGGAAAGATTGATTGGCTCATAGCTATGTCCCGTAAGCGATCTCAAGACCCTCAACAACTGCCACCCATCGCCATGTCTCCGAAGTTATGCCAGTCACGTTGATTTGAAGTGCGTCGTTGGTGTTGTCGGCGGTTATCGCGACATCAGTGCTGGCGTTGTCCTCTATATCCGTTCCGATCGTCTCAACAGAGCCGACCAGTGACGTTGTGCCGCCGACGTTTTTGATTGCTACTTTTCGCTTGTAGCATGCTGCTGCCGATCCATCCGATTTAATGCCACAAATCAGGACATTGGCAAAGCAAATTTTCCCGGATGTTATCGTAAGCCGAACTGATGAACCGTCTGCCATCATTGTAGTTGGTGTTGCGTCGGTTGTTTTTCGTCGCAAAATCCACTCGATCTTTTGTGCATCTCCATTTGCCGCGAACGCCCCTTGAGCGTATGCCGCCATTGCTTGTCGATCTGCCAGCACGCCGAATCCAGTTGCCCAGGTTGTTGTTGCGCTGCTGACACCTTCGCCTAAAATGAACGACTTCAGCCCACTTGCAGTGCCACCATTGCCCATTGACAAAGACAGCGACTGATTTCCAGATGCAGCCCCGTTGATCCCAAGCGAAACAGCCCCGTAATTCGTTGAGTTTACAAAGCATCCAATAGCCACGGAGAATTGAGCAGTTGCTGTGCTGTCATCCCCAAAACAGAAAGAACTTGCTCCAGATGCACGACTTCTACGCCCAGACAAAAACGATCCGTCACCGCTTGCAACTTGATTCGCCGCCGATCGTGTGGTCTGCAGGTCAACCGCGTTTGCCCCTCTCGCGTTTCCTCCTGTTGATGTTCCATCTGGAGCAGACAGGCAGAACGCCCCAGAACCCTTCGGCTTTATACTCACGCTGACGTTCGTTGTGCCGCCGGTTGCCTCAATACACGCATGGTTTACCGTGTTGTTTGGGCTTGCCGTCAAGTTGTCGTTGATAATGATCGACGAACCCTGAAGCGTTGCCCCGCCAGTGCCATCGGCCCGAAGTGCTGCATTATCGACGCTGCCGGTCCCAGTTACACCTCCCGAAGGCGTTGCTGGAGCATACGTCCCGTCAGCCTGCAATGTCAGCACCTGCCCTGTCGATCCGCCAGTGATCACAATCACAGACAACCCGCCCGTGGTGGCGTCGTAAATTGCTGATGATGGCACTGGGTCAGACATGTTTTCTCTCAATGAACAGCGGAGTCACTTTTTCGACTAATCCCAATGTTTTTGATGACGAGCGGATCAACGATCCGATCTTCAAATAACAAAACCCACAGGGACTTAAAGTTACCTTGGATTACCTGGTGATGGTGCCGTAACTAAGTTTGTGGGTATGTTTACGCAAAGATTATCATGGTGTGGGTGTAACGTCAACACCCTTTTCTGTATTTTTACGTGATTGGTACACGCTTAGCTGACCACGCATGTTGCCTACATCTTCTGAAAGAGTACGTAGTTCGTCGTGGAGGTTGTCAATCTTCTCCAGTGACTCAGAGTGCTTGGCTTTACACTCATCCAATTGGCGGACAATCCATTTCCACAATGCTGTTGCAGCCCCACCAACTGGTGCTAGAATGCTGAGTACAGTTGTCACGATAGTCGGTATGTCCATTTCTTACTGGTCCTTAATCCTCAAGGGCCTTCGATAATTTCTGAGAAAGAAATATTATGGCACGGCTTCGACGTAAGGTACCACGATCCCCTAAGAGATGCAAGACATCTACAGCGAATTATGCGTTACAACTACGAAACAACATGACCAGAGCAGAAGCATTGTTCTGGAATAGACTGAAGAAACGACAAAAGACTTGGGAGCACCAGTTCCTACCACAGCAGGTAGTCTACGGTTACATTGGTGATTTCGTCTGCGAGTCATTGCATCTTATCGTCGAAATTGACGGTAAAGTTCACGACAGGAAAGATGTTAAACGACGTGACGCCTTGCGGACTCGAAGACTGAAGAAATGGGGGTACACTGTGGTCCGCTTCAGGAACTCAGACGTATTCAGTCAAATAAACTTGGTACTGTCTGTGCTCGAAGAAGTTGCTAATGGTTACTGAGATCAGGGGGCAACGGTCTGTCGAGACGATAACCAATTCTGGTTAGTTGAAGTGCTAGTGCGTGTACTATAGTCTCTTCGATGCGATCCTTGAGGGCATTAGTGATGCCAGTCTCATAGAGTACAGCATGGATGATCTCATGAAGCAGGATCGTCTCTGGTGGAATTTCCGTATGAACTTCCAGATCCTCAGCGATTGTAATGGTCGCCTTGTTGCAATCACATAGCCCGAAGTTACCCGGGATGTCACCACGTCTCACTGTATACTTCCGTCCGCAGATATTTAGTTTCACAATCGTGTCTCCTACAGGTACATGGTTTCCACAATCGGTAGACGACCTTTGTCAAGTATCACAGCACAGGATATGATCGGTTTGGTTGGGAATTTGATACCGTAAGAGAACTGCAAAGCCTCTCGGTCGATACCACAACCTGTCGCACAGCCGAATATGCGGCTTCGTTCGTTGGCGTAATACCAAGCACCTGATTGGCTATGCAGGTGACCCATAACGACACTCATGTGCTCTGCCTGAGCAGTCTTCAACGCAGCAAACTGACCGCCTTTAGCAGCGTCTCCGTGCGTGTAGATCACATCGTCGATGATGAGCTTGTGGTAGCGAGGATATGCTTTCCAACCACGAGGAAGATTCAGTATCTCGTTGATCGGACGTACAAGGCTGGCGGATAATCCGGCAGTAACAGCCTTACGCTCAATTAAGCAGCAGTGATTACCCTTCAGGTATTCTGCCTTAGGAAATCTTCTGGTGACTTCAGCAAGCTGTTCCTGAGTGGCAGTAACTTCATCGTCTACCGAACGCAGGTTAGGCATCTGCTCATGGTAAGACATGGAGTGGAAGTCAGCAATGTCACCAATGGCGACGACCTTATTGCATCGGTATTTGTCATAAATCCCCTGAAGAAATTCTGGGAAAGAAGATAACATACCGGGGCAATGAAGGTCGGGGATAACAAGGACACGATGATTGGGCATGAACTTCTCCATGGGGGCGGAGAACGTATTACTGCCAGTAGTAGCACCATAAACTGATAGGTGTAATCAATTAGTGTTACACCTGAAGGTCTATAGTAAGATCATTTACCTAGAAGACTACAGTAGCAACTGTAAGTGTAACGTTGTAGTCCATTAAGCTGATCCTAAACCCTCCGTAGGTTCCCACGCGGTTAAGCGGGAATTCTCTTGGAGTCTGATCCTTTGCTGTTCAAGTGATACTTGATTTAATGTCACCTATCACGAAAGTTTCAGCAACACTTCCTCCGTGGTGACACCGAGACAGACGCCAGTAGCTTGTGGCTTTACCTCGACGCCATCAGTATGGCAGCATCGTTACGACTTGTCAACACTTGTCTAAAAATACCTACAGATTGTCACTGCAGTCGGCACATACCACGGATATGCCTCTCTCGTCGCACAGGATAGGCCTAGGAAGCAATTGGATTGTCAGGATGACCTGAGAGTCGACCAATGGCTACAGGAGCCTATAAGCGATCCTAGAGCCTCGATGTGTACAGATAGTGTACAAGAAATGTGTAACAGACTGTTGACTGCTCTAGGGAATATGATACAGTTCGTTGGTGGCAGCCCCTTAACTGTTTCTGGAGAAAGAGATGTTTAGTGCCAAGGTACTTGCAGACAGTACCAATACCTGTGACAACAGGTTGACGACGATGGAGTTGACCTATCCACGGTTCATCCATAGTGAAGTGATGACGCACAGGATGTTCAGCAGGAATGCTGCATCCAGTCGTGCCATACCTGTAGAGAAGATGATTGAACAGGTGGAGAAGAATCCTGTTATCCCTATTCACTGGGGTAAGGCTCAGAAGGGAATGCAGGCGTACGAGGAGCTTGGGTACTACGAAAAGATTGATTGTAGATACGCATGGATTGAAGCAAGACGGGATGCTTTGAAGCATGTTCGTAAGTTACTTAATCTAGGTCTCCACAAACAGATTGTCAATCGTATCCTTGAGCCTTGGATGTGGATCACAGTCATCGTGACTGGCAATGAAGGGGCTTGGAATAACTTCTTTGCTCTGAGATGTCATCATGAGGCTGAACCACATATTCAGAAGATAGCTGGTATGGCTCGTGAGGTACGTAGTCAATCTGTTCCTCAGAAACTATCTGCGGGACAATGGCATCTCCCATTGATCGGTTTTGAGGGTGATGAATTTCTGAGTGATGAAGATAAGGTGAAGGTGTCAGTTGGTCGAAACGCGAGGATTTCGTATCTAACTCACGATGGCAGGAGAGACGTACAGGCGGATATTGATCTGCATGATCGACTGTTGGCTAGTAAGCACTTCAGTCCGTTTGAGCATGTTGCTCAGTCTGTGCATTACTCTGGACCAGAGTTTGAAGGTAATTTTGGCGAGGGATGGGTTCAGTATCGTAAGACTCTGAAAGGAGAATACCAATGTCAGTAGAAGAGTACATACGTCAAAACTTGAGCTACAATCCGGAGACAGGAATCATTACTTGGTTGACTGCAGGAACGTTTAATCGCAAACCGGGAGTTGTTGCTGGCGGACCACTCAAACAAGTATGTGGGAAAACATACATACGGATTAAGGTGAAGGGCAAGGCGTATGGTGCTCACAATATCGCATGGTTACTCACTACTGGTAGTTGGCCTACGCAGCTATTGGACCATAAAGACGGAAACGGTACCAACAATAAGTGGGACAACCTCAGAGATGTGTCTGCAGAACAAAATCAGAGAAACAGAAGACTGAACTCCAACAACAAATCGGGCGTATCTGGAGTAATCCAGCGTTCGCCAACTCGATGGGAGGTACAGATAAAAGGGGACAACAAACTGAAGTACATCGGATCGTATCCGACACTAGAAGAAGCAAAGATAGCAAGGCAGAAAGCAGAGGAGCAATATGGTTATTATCCCAATCACGGACAAGAAAGGCCGCTATAGGACTTCATATGGCAGATGATTTTAAGAAGGATAGTAATCCTAAAGATAACATTGGCAGCACTAAACCGCCGATTCACAATGTTCCTTTGTCTGTTGTGGCCGAGATCGGTTTAGCACTTGCTGAGGGTAGTCACAAATACGGCAGCAGCAACTGGCGAGTGATTGGTGTCAGAGCCTCGGTGTACTGGGATGCTACATTCAGACATATCAAGGCATGGTGGGAAGGTGAGGATACTGATCCTGACAGTCAACTGAGCCATATCACGAAAGCAATCAGTGCGTTGGTTGTACTGCGTGATGCTATGATTCAGGAGAACTGGAATGATGATAGACCGCCGAGGAGTAAGCAGACGCCAGCAATGGTTAACGAGCAGTACAAACAGATGCTGGAGAGATTGAAGTCTTTACAGCCAGATCCAGTTGAAGGTTATACACAGAAGGGTATTGACGATGCCAAGTGAACAGAAGAAGGGTCGCAATGAAGGCGACAGTGCAGTCCATGGAATCTCAGCCTCTAAGGAGTTCTGGGAAGCTGTGAGAGTCAAGATGGAACAGACAGGGAAGACTAAGGCTAAGCTGATCGTCGATACCTGTATTGAGGCTTGGGGACTACCGGATACGGTTAAGTCCAAGCGTGTTGGAAGACCTACTCCTAAACTACGTAAAGGTTAAGAGTACCAATGAAAAGACCCCGTCAGGCTTATCACCTGAACGGGGTTTCTTTATGGACTGAACTCAGTACTTGACTGATCCAATGTACTGACGCTTCCCTTTACCCATTTCTGCACAAGTAGTATCGATGAACTTCAGGGTACGCTCACAGGTTCTGCTGGCACTCATGTTGCTGTGTGGATGGTAGATTCCCCACCCGTCCCATGCAGCAGCATGAATCTCCTTGTGTATTTCTGAGATGAGAGATGTTCTGAATGCAATTGACTCGTTCAGTACTCTAGTAGCTCGTTCCTGCACTGTTTCTTCTTCGTCTGACATGATTAACTCCTGAAATAAGTCACAGCTTTGAAGTCCGCCACTTGAGCCTCTATTGGCTGTATCGCAGAGGCTTCTGTGTTGATGAGATACGATATGTCTCTAGGATTCATTCCCAGCTTCTCCAGTATTTTTATGAGGATAGGCTGTTGTCTTGCCAAGATCTTCACATACGGAGATTCCATTTCCCCCTTGAATGATCCTTCGTCATCGAACAGGGTAGTTACCATTCCATTCTCAGAAATCTTCTCACGGCACTCGTGCATCATGGAGAGGACTTCAACTAGCTCTGTGATGAGAAGCAGGTAGGTTGTACTGAGACATCTCCTGTTCTGCATGTCAGCTACTATGAAGTCCCATAACTCCTTCTTCATGGGGTCTGAAGCAATACGACCGGGAACAGGCATCGTATCGGCTGTACAGAGTTCCGTATTGGTTTCTGGTAAGGGAATACCTGAGAAGTAGAATCGTTCGAGGGCTGTGTGTCGTTTAGGTCTGCTCATGGCACTATATGGTTCCTTTCAACGGGGATGTGATACAAACAACGAGTGGAATGGTATCAAGGTATGCCGATGTGTCAACAGCACTACCACAGAATATTGTACCGAAGCACAATAAAGCAAACTCAATGGATAAGATTGTAATTTGCGTAAAGG